CTATAGAGGCTTTACAATATTATCAAGAAACTCCTCCAGAGGAAGTTGATAACGTAACAACTGAAGAATAAAGAGAGGGGGATTAAGTTCCCCCTTTTTAATGACATAAATAACTTGGAAGCAAGTTTTATAGAGTTGTCCTAATAAAATGGCAAATAGAATTCAATTAAGACGAGGTGGTGCTCAGGAATGGGCAAACTCAAACCCTACATTGGCACAAGGTGAATTAGGGATAGAATTAGACACTGGTCGATTTAAAATAGGAGATGGCGTTACAGCGTGGAACTCTTTAAGGTATGAGCGTCCAGTTGAATCGACATCTAATACTGCAAATACGTTAGTACAGAGAGACGCAGACGGCAACTTTGCTGCTGGTACTATAACATCAACTCTTATTGGTAATGCTTCTACTTCTACAAGACTTGCTTCAACTCGTCAGATTCAACTCTCTGATGACATTCAAGCTTCTGGTGTATTTGATGGTTCTACAAACTTAAACTTATCTACATCTTTAGAACTGATTTCAACTTTACCGCATTATGATGGTACTGCTGCATCAGAAGGAACGTATACTAAAGTTACTGTAGATGCTAAAGGAAGAATTAAAACAGCGTCTAATCCAACTACTCTTGCTGCATATGGATTAGATACAAGTATAGAAGGAACTGGTGCTCAACCATATGATAATGATCTTAATGCAATAGCAAGTCTTACTACGACTGGATTACTTTCTAGAACTAGTTCTGGTGCTATGAGTACTAGGACAATTACTGGTACTGCTACAAGGATAGCTATTACTCAAGGTGCTGGTATTAATGATAACCCATCAATCGATCTCATCACAACTGCTGTTACTGCTGCTGAATATAACGCAGCATCACTAACATCAATTGCAGGTTCAGAAACTGTTAACACTAATAACTATACTGTTGATGCTTATGGTAGATTAACAGCATCTGTAACTTTACCAATTGCAACAGCAACTCAAGGAACTACTGCATCCGCATATGATAATGCAGCGACCTATTCCAGAAACGATCAGATCACTAATGCATCAAATCTTTATCAAGCTATTGCAGATGTAGTTGCTGGAGCTGGAGCACCTACACATACTGATGCTACTGATGCTGGATCATGGAGATGGCTTGGTGCTAGTGCAACACCTCAGAAAGGACTTGCTTCATTTGACCAAGAAGATTTTGATGTATCTGCAGCAGGACATGTTACATTCGCTGCTGGTGCTATTGATAATGATCAATTACAAAACAGTAGAGTTTCCTTTGCTGATGGCAACACGAAAGAGGACTTCGACCTCGACCAAGAACTAACTGCTACTACAGGATACCGTGGATTTAATTATCTCAACTATGTCAAGGTTAATGATACAAGCGGTAATCTACTGTTTGGTGCGAATAATACTGGTGATAGTGGTGCTGGAGAAGTTGATATTAACGCAAGACTTTATTTCAGTGATGCAGACATTACCTTCGACGGAACGACTGCACAAACTTTAGATAAGACTGGAGATGGTAATCTAACATTCCAGACTACACAGAACTCAACATCTGCTAGATCCTTAAGTATACTTGCATCTAATTCTGGTTCTGGTAATAGTAGTGTTATAGTAACTGCAGAGAATGCTGTTACAATCACTGCATCAGATTCTGCTGGTAAAGTACAAGTAGAAGACACATATTTCCAAGGGGACTATATTGCTTCCTCTGCTGCTACCATGATCTTGGATCCTGGTGATGATAGAGCAGTAAGTGGTAAAGTTCAGATAATGGGGGACTTACAGGTAGATGGAACGACTACAACAATTAATTCAACCGTTACTACGATTGATGATCCTATTATTACTCTCGGTGGTGATAGTGCTCCAGGTTCAGATGACAACAAGGATCGAGGAGTTGAATTCAGATACTATGACTCTCAAGCAAGAGTTGGATTCTTTGGTTACGACGATTCGGCCAACGATCTTGGAGGACATGCAGGATCATTCACGTTCCTCTACAATGCCACAAATACCGCAGAGGTATTCTCTGGAACAGATGCAGGGATCATCGCTGGTAACATAAAGCTTACAACTGGTACAGCATCTACAACTAATACTACTGGTGATTTAGTGGTCGCAGGTGGTGCTGGTATCGGTGGTAGTGTCAATATCGGTGGTTCAGTAGATATCGATACTAACTTAGGTGTCACAGGCACATCACTCTTTACTGATGAAGTAGTAATAAAGGGTGCTTCTAAGAATTTCATACTTAAGGATGGCAGTAACAACGCTAAGATTACTGCAGTAACTACATCTGGTAACCTAACAATGGCAGGAATTCTTGCTGTTACAGGTAACGTAGATGTTAATAGTAACAAGTTTAATATTGTAGCAGCATCTGGTAACACTGCTATAGCAGGTACTTTAACAGTATCTGATCAAACTATTATTAAAGCAGATGCCAAGTACTTCAAAGTTCAGACTGCTGCTGGTGTAGACAAGTTTACAGTTGATACAGATAATGGTAATACAGATCTTGAAGGTACATTAAATGTTGGATCTTTAGTTCATCTTGAATCTACTGATGAACCTAACATTGCACTAAACAATTCTACAGACTTGTATGAGATACAAAGTTCTGACTATGGTGCATTAAGAGTAGATGGTGGTGGATTCTTTGATAAGGCAGTATTGTTTGATAGTGATATCTACCTGAACGGAGACTTCAACCAGAGAGATAGTGGAACTGAGAGTTGGGGTTTACGGAACTGGTTGCAGGTCAGATATAAGATCAGGGCTGGTTCAAGTGTTTCTTACAATCCTTCCTATTCAAATCATAACACTTCTAACTTAAGAGTATATGGTGGTGCTGGTGTTAACCAGAACCTACATGTTGGTGCTACTGGATCTGGAGAAGGTCTATTCGTTGGTAAAAAGAACTCTGGAGACACAGTTAAGTTCCAAGTTTTAGGTGCTACAGGTAATATTACATCTGAAGGTACACTAACACAGAATGGTAACGCTGAGTTTAATGGAACTGTAGATGTTGATGCTAACTTTGCAGTTCGTTCTGGTACAACTGATAAGTTTACTATTGCTTCTTCAACTGGTAATGCAGTTGGTGAAGGAGATCTAAACATTAAAGGTGCTGTTGATCTTGATACAACACTTAATGTAGATGGTACAGCAACTATCCAAGACGATCTTATTGTCAAGTCTGACAACAAGATGTTCAAGGTTCAGACTGCTGCTGCAGCAGATAAGTTTACAGTTGATACTGATAACGGTAATACTGTAATCTCAGGAACCTTACAAGTTGACGGTCAAATTAATGTCAATGACTCAGTTGTTATTGATGAGGCAAATGAAATCTTCTCTATCAGAAATGGTTCTGCAGTTGAGAAGTTTGGTGTTGATACAGACAATGGTAATACAAATATCATTGGTACATTAACCGTTGGTGATGCTACACAGATCAACGATACATTCGGAACATCTGGTGTTAATACATTCACTAACAACACAGAGCAAACTCTAACAGGGTCATACGCTGCTGATGGTTCTGCAAGGTTCTCTGGTGGTATTGGTTTAGCTAAGAACTTAGCAGTTGGTGGCGGGGCACGAGTCTACGGCAATACAGAATTAACAGGTACATTAGATCTTAATAATAATGCTGACATTTCTGGCACATTAACTGTTAATGATCAGACAATAGTTAAAGCAGATAACAAGTTCTTTAAAGTACAGAATGCTGCAGGTGTTGATAAATTTACAGTTGATACTGACAATGGTAATATCGTATCTGCAGGAGAACTTCAGGTTGCTGGTGATACGGCATTACAATCTGATCTTGTAGTCACAGGTAATCTTACAGTCAATGGAACAACAACTACAGTCAACAGTACGGTCACAACTTACGATGACCCTATTGTTACTTTGGGTGGTGACACAGCACCATCTTCTAACGATGCTAAGGATAGGGGTATTGAGTTCCGTTACTACGACGGCTCTGCTAAAATCGGCTTCTTTGGTTTCGATAGATCATCGCAACAATTCGCATTCCTAACAAGTGCAACTAATAGTTCTGAAGTTCTATCAGGTACTGATGGTGCTTTAAGAGTTGGATCACTTAATGTAACTGGTGCTGGTACATCAGTTGATATAGACAATAATTTAAACGTAGATGGTACAGCAACAGTTGATGGACAAATAATTTCTCAACTTGCTCAAGGTACTGCTCCATTTGTAGTTGCATCTACAACTAAGGTTTCAAACCTTAACGCAGACTTACTGGATGGTATGACAACTGCTACTGCTAATACAGTATCTACAGTTGTTAATAGAGATGGATCTGGTAATTTTGCTGCAGGAACAATTACTGCTGCTCTAACAGGTAATGCATCTACAGCAACTACACTTGAGACTGCAAGGAATATCGCAGTTGCTGGTGTTGTTTCTGGTACTGTATCCTTTAACGGATCTGCTGATGTAAGCATTACTACAACATTCGTTGATGCTGATATAACTGCTTTGGCAGCAATGTCTGGCACAGGATACGTTGTAAGGACTGCTGCAAATACTTACGCACAAAGAACACTTGCTGTTACAGCATCCTCTGGTATTACTCTTACAAACCCTGATGGTGTATCAGGTAACACAACAATTAACGTTGCTTCTGCAAGCACAAACGCTGCAAACAACTTAGTCTTACGTGACGGATCTGGAGACTTTGCTGCTAATGAGATTACTTCAGATTTAGTTGGTAACCTTACAGGTGCTACTTCTACTGCTAAGGATCTTAATCCTGCTTCAGATAGTTCATATGATCTTGGTACTAATACAGTTCGTTGGCAGAAGCTCTACGCAGATGCTGCAGACATCACTGCTATTACAGGAACTCTAACTGGTAATGTAACTGGTAATATAACAGGTAATGTTGCTGGAGATCTAACAGGTAATATTGTTGGAACTACATCAACTGCTAAGAACTTAAATCCTGCTGCTGATAGTACATATGATCTTGGTACTACTTCAGTCAGATGGCAAAATATTTACGGTGATGCTGCAAATATTACAGCGATTACTGGTACCTTGACTGGTGATGTAACTGGTGATCTTACAGGTAACGCTGATTCTGCAACTCTTGCTGCTACAGTAACCGTTGCTGATGAGTCAACAGACACCTCATGTAATGTTCTATTCACAACTGCAGCGACTGGTTCTCTTGCAGTTAAGAGTGGTACAAACTTAACATTCAATTCAAATACTGGAATCCTTACTGCTACTGGATTCGCTGGTCCTATCACTGGTGCTGTAACTGGTAACGTAACTGGAACAGTTTCAAGTATTGCAAACCATGATACTGATGCATTATCTGAAGGATCAACTAACCTTTACTTCACTAACGAGCGTGTAGATGACAGACTTAATGCTGTTATCATTGCTGGTACTGGTGTTACTAAGGTATATGATGACGCTGCTAATACATACACACTATCTGTTACTCAGGCAGACGTTAACTCTGATAACATAACTGAGGGATCAACAAATCTCTTTACTACTGCTGCCAGAACAAGGACACACTTTACATACGGCACAGGTATCACACATAGTAGTGGTACTCTATCTGTAACACAGGCAGATATTAATACTGATAATATTACTGAAGGATCAAGTAAATTATTCTTTACAGATGCAAGGGCAGACGCACGTATTGCTGCTGCTGATACTGGAGATCTATCAGAAGGATCTAACCTTTACTATACAGATGCAAGAGCGAATGCAAGAGTCGCTGCTGCAACTGGTGCTAACTTAGATCTATCCAGTAAGTCTACAACTAACCTTTCTGAAGGAACTAATCAATATTATACAGAAGCAAGAGTTCAAGCAAAACTTGATAATGCATACGCACAACTTAGTGCTATGTTGAATAACCTTGCTACTGCAACAACATTAACACTTAACTTATCTGGAGATCCTACTCCTGGATCTGTTGTAACACTTGGATCTATTTCAGCTGGTGGAGTTGGTGGATTCACAGGAGCAACAAACGTTGCTACAACAGGTGGAACTGGATCTGGATTAACTGTTGATACTACAGTAAATGCTGATGGAATTATAACTGGTCTTGCATTAAATGCTGCTGGTACTGGATACTTAATTGGTGATACTTTAACAATTACTAACCCTAATCTTGGTGGTGTTGATACTCTTAACTTGGGTACTCTATCAGGTGGTGTTGGAGGATTCTCTGCTGCTACTGGAGTTGCAACAAGTTCATCTGGATCAGGAACTGGATTAACTCTTAACACTACTGTTGATGGAAATGGAGCAATCACTAACGTTGCTATAAACGCTGCAGGATCTGGATATGCTATTGGTGAGACAATCACTATTGCGAATAGTAATGCAGGTGGTGCATCAACTGTTGACACCCTTGTAGGTGGTACAGGATATGCCAACGGAACTGCAATCGCTACTACAGGTGGTGGAGGTTCAGGATTAACACTTAACCTCACAACATCTAATGGTGTTGTAACTGCTGCTGCTATAAATGCTGCAGGATCAGGATACGCAGTAGATGACACAATCACTATTGTGAACGCTAATGCATCTGGTGCTAAGACACTTGGATCTATTTCTCAAGGTGGTACTGGTTATGCTGCTGGATCTGGAATTGCAACAACTTCTGCTGGTTCAGGAACTGGATTGACAGTAGATGTTACTGTAAGTTCTGGTGTTGTATCTGGAGTTACTATTAATGATGATGGATCTGGTTATGCTGCTGATGAAGTAATCACAATTACTAACGCAAATGCTACTGGTGCCAAGACTCTTGGTTCTATCGCTACTGCTGGTACTGGATACTCTGCTGGATCTGCTATTGCAACTACATCATCTGGATCTGGAACTGGTGGAACTGTTGATATAACAGTTGGTGCTAACGGTGCTGTTACTGGAGTTACAATTAATGATGATGGTTCTGGATATGCAGCATCTGAAGTCTTGACTATCACTAACGCTAATGCCTCTGGTATTAACACTGTAGGTAACATTGGTGCTGCTGACGCATCAAGAACTGCTGGTACATATAATATTGCTGCTACTGACTATGCTTCTCAAGCATCTGGTCAGAATGCAACCTTTACTATTGTAGTTAATGGTTCTGGTGCTGCTACAGTTACCGTTGTTAATGATGGTGATACTTGGATTGCTAACGAAACAGTTACTGTTGCTGACGCACAACTTGGTGGAGGTGGTGGTGCTGCTCTTACCTTTGATGTTACAGCAATTCATGGTAATAGTGCCACAATTCCTGTATCTGCTATTCACGGTAGCACTGCATCCTTCCCTGTATCTGCTATACATGGTAATGGTGCAACGGTTGATATTGCTACTATCTTTGCTAACGCAACGATTAATACTTCTACCGTATTCACTAATGCTACGTTCGCTCTATCTGATATCACAACGATGGAAGTTGGTGCAACTGTAACAGGTGGAACCTCTGGTACAACTGGAGTTATTACTGCTCTTGGTGCTACTTCAGTCACCGTTGATAATGTTGATGGATTCTTCAAGAAGGGAGAAACCGTTGGTGCTAATGATGTTACTAACTTGACTATCCAATCATTCGCTTAAGATAAATGTCAGCTACAAGACCAGCAACTAAAACTGAGTTAAAAGATTATGCTCTTCGTAGATTAGGATATCCTACGATAGACATTAACGTTGCTACTGAGCAACTAGATGATCTAGTAGAAGAAGCAATTGATTACTATCAAGAGTATCACTATAATGGAAGTTCTAGAAAATGGATGAAGATAGAAGTTACTGATGCAATTAAAACTGCTGCAAAATCAGAAACTCAACAAGGTTCTACTGCTTGGTATGGTGTTAATAACTATGTTTCTACACCACCTGGAATGCTAGGTATCAATCATGTGTACACAAACATTGGTGCATCTAGTATAGTTCCTGGTAACATATTCAATATTAAGTATCAGATCTTTTTGAATGATATCTATGCTATGACTCATGGTCAGATATTACATTATTATATGACTTCTCAATATCTTGAGACTTTAGATTGGGTAACTAATTCCCAACAGAATCGTAGAGTTAAATGGAATGAGCATCAAGGTAGATTATATATGGATATGGATTGGAGTGATTTTACTGCAGGTGACTATATACTTGTAGATTGTACTATGCGTCAAGATCCAGAAACATATACTGGAATGTATAATGACAATTGGTTGAAGGATTATGTGGAAGCATTATTCCATCAGCAGTGGGGACGTAACATGAGTAAGTATGATGGTATTCAAATGTTGGGTGGTGTTACTTTAAATGGTAGACAAATTTTAGAAGATGGTTCAACCTTTAAGAAAGATCTTGAAGAAGAACTTCGTAATCGTTATGAGTTACCACCATTGGATTTAATAGGTTAATATGGCATATTCTAATACACCAGCACAAGATTATGTCCAGTCAGACTATACTCATAGTGCACGTTTTAGAGCAAATGGCTCAGCACAAGAACAAAAATTTATAGAAAACTTATTGGTAGAGACAATTGAAATTTATGGTCAAGACATTTACTACGTGCCGAGAACTATTGTCAACCGTGATAACGTCTTCGGAGAGGACTCTGATGGCAAATTTGAAAGTGCCAAAGCGATTCGAGCCTATGTCAATAATGTTGAAGGATGGGAAGGACAAGGCGAACTTCTTACGAAGTTTGGAATCCGCATCGAGGATAAGACAACGTTTATATTCTCCCGTGAAAAATTTAAAGAAAAGGTTGATGACTCGACTGTACTCAATGTCGAAGGAAGACCCAACGAAGGGGATTTAATTTGGTTCCCTATAACTAGACATCTATTTGAAATTAAGTTTGTAGAAGTCGAACGTCCTTTCTACCAGTTAGGTAAAGGGTATGTTTGGGAATGCCAGTGCGAACTCTTCGAGTACAGCGATGAGGAGATTGATACTGGTCTTGCAGATCTTGATGCTATAGAAACTGCATTTGCAAATGCTATTACAGTTGGTCTAGTTGCTGGTGGTTCAGGAGACTTTACTATTGGGGAAACAATTACAGGAGGAACATCAAATGTTACGGCTGAGGTTAAGTCTTGGGATAGTGCTTCTAGGACTCTCATCGTTATCAACCGTTCTGGTACATTCACTGTACCAGAAACACTTACAGGAGGTACATCTAGTGCATCTTGGACAACTGCTACATATAATACAATAGACAATAAAAATATCACGTACGATCAAAACAATGAGTTTGAGACTGCTGATAATGATATTATAGACTTTACTGAATCGAACCCATTCGGAACAGTCGGAAATTCAACTGACTTATCAATCTAATGTTAGGAAATTATTCATACAATGAAATTTTTCGTAAGACTATTGTAGCTTTCGGAACATTGTTTAACAACATCGAAATTCGTCGTTCTGACGAGGTGATGAAAGTACCTTTGGCATATGGTCCAAAGCAGAAATTTTTAGCAAGGTTAGACCAAAACCCAGACCCAACAAATAAAAGGGTTCAGATAACTTTACCTAGACTTTCGTTTGAAATTAATAGTATAGGATATGATCCTGCCAGAAAGGTATCACCTACACAAAAAATTAAATTTAAAAAGGATACTGCTAACAATAAGAATGCCTTTATGCCAGTTCCTTATAATATAGGGTTCGAGTTAGCAATTATATCAAAAAATCAAGATGACGGATTACAGATCATTGAACAGATTCTTCCGTACTTTCAACCTCATTATAATCTCTCAGTTAAACTCCAAACAACAATAGGAGAAACTAAAGATGTTCCTGTAGTATTACAGAACATAGATTATGAGGATGACTACGAAGGCGATTTCGCAAATCGCAGAGCTATTATATACACCTTAACATTTACTGCAAAGACCTATCTATATGGTCCTATTACAGATGCTAAGACAATCAAGAAAGCTATTACAGATACTTACAGTTCAATCAATACAACTACAGCACCAAGAGAACGCAGATATGTTGTTACTCCTACTGCACTAACAGATCAAGATGGAGTAGGACTTACTACTCTTACTGCTGCAATGGATGTAAATGATGGAATTATATCTGTTGCTAGTGTTGCATCTCTAGAACAAGGAGTTGATATTCAGATTGGTACTGAGGTTAT